GATGCCTGTACGGCTGGGATGCTGTTGTAGTTGTTGGCTATCCATTCGCTAAAGGTATCGGCAGCCTGCTGAGCGCTATTAACTAAAGTTGGATTATTATTTTTAAATACATCTAGCGCACTAGGTTCGCCTGAGGCTTTAGGGTTGGTGTACTCTTGGATTTTTTCAAGAATAGACATCTGTGCGTTAATGTTTGGTCCAGATCCCTGGCTAGCTGCCTGTGCACGCTGGTTTAGTACGTTTACACGCTCGGACCTAATTGCAGCCAAAGCATCTTCCAGTGAGCGCTGTAAGCCTGCAGTTGAAGATTCTTGCTGTATTGCTCTTCCAAGGTTTTGGTTAGTTAGTTGCTGTTTAGCGATTGCCTCATTAGCAAGCAAGGTGTTCTGAGCTGCAGTTGCGTTTGCGGCGCTGTCTGTAATCATGCCTTCTGCCTGAGTTGTGGCTACGTCGCCACCTGCGTACTGAGATGCTACATCCTCTAGTCCCAGTTCTGCACGAGCCTTTGTAGCTGCCTCTAGTCTTGCAGCATCAGCTGAGCGAGTAGCTGCAGCCTGCTGGCCTTCTTGCGCTGCAAGATCAGCGCGCATTGCTTCGCCAGCTGGGGCGATTCCTGCGATCATGCTTGTGTTTATGCCGGTAAGAGTTCCGTAAATGTCAGAGATCTGCTCGCTGTATTTCTTGTAACGAGCCTTCATGCGCTTACGCTCTTTACCAAGCATCTTAAGACTTGCGTTGTAACCAGAAAGGTTTGCTCCGCCGGATCCCTGGCCAGCCTGCTGGAAGAGCTGGTTTAATAGGTCTAGGTATGGGTCTGAAACTGGCATTTCTGGAGCTGGCGCTACTTCGTTAGCGCGCCTTGTAACAGCATCAGAAATGCCAGTAAATGCATTAACTGAAGGCCCAAAAGAAAATGCACTAGGAGTAGGGGCAGAACTTTGAGTTCTAGCGCCGCCCATAATGTTGCGCATAATTGGGTCCTGAGTGTTACGGAAACCACCAGGAGTAGCAAAAGAAGGTCTTTGGATAGGGGTAGGAGTATTGGAGTAAATGCCTTTGCCTCTATAAACAAATGGCTTTCCCTTGTAATCGCCTGAATTAAAATCGCTCATTACATCACACTCGTTACGCCAGCTAGTTGTTTTTGAAGCCACTGTTGCAAGGCAGCCTGCTTGGCCTGTCTACCTGCAGTGGTTTGAGACCAATCGTATTTCATGGTCTTTTTTTCTTTGCTGGACGGGTCAATCCAAGAGACCTCTTCGCCCTGTACCAGCTCACGAACCTTGCCTTTTTCGTCACGAGCTAGGCCCATGTCAAACAAAGCCCGTGGGGAAGTCTGGTCGGTGTAACCCTTCTCAATTCCTGCACGCTGAGAAGTCTGCTGCTTTTGCTGCTTAGTTCCTAGGCCGCGCTCGCCACCTGCATAAGCACCACTGCGAAGTGTGCCCCTAGCAGCCATTTCTGCAGCAAGTCTTCTTTGATCCTCTAAAGCCTGTGTGTCAAAGTTTTTTAGCTGGCCAGTTTCACCGTAGATGTCGGTGTAAAGGTTAGAAAGACGCTCGCGCTCTTGCGTGCCCCTAGTCCTAAAGTCGCCCATAGCTTCGTTCATGTAGTACTGGTAAATTGGATCGTTTAGCGCATTAGCAGGATCTGTGTTTGGCACGCGAACTCCAGGAGCTGCTGCTTCATTTTTAATGTTAAAGCCCTTGCCCAGTCGGATCTGTGTACCGGCAGCAATCTCTTGGCCTTTTGTAAGGTCGTTTATTCTACGGATTTCTGCAGCGGTGTTTCCGGACTGCTTTGCAAGATCCTTAGCCTTTGTAGGTGCCGCGACCGTGTACTTAGCCATTAGTTAAACCTCATTGAATCTGCGCTAGCGTAAGCACCCTTGCCGTTAGCCTTAAGCTTTGCCTGTAGCGCATTTCTGCGCACTTTTAGTTTGCGATCACGCTCAGCGTAACCACTCTTGTCAACTGGGCCCATAGTCGGGTTTAACCGGCCGCCGCCGTACACCTTTGCCCCGGCTGCGAACGGGTTAAAGTCAGGAGCACCAAACATCTTGGGCATTAGCTTGTTCCGTTCGTCATTTTAGCTTTAATGCCAACTAGTGGAGTAATGCTAAAGATCTGGGCTGGCGCGGTAGCAGGAGTGCCATCGCAGTTCAAGTATACCTCAAAGAACATGCGTCTAAAGCGCAGTCCCTGCTCTAGTTTTAAGAAGGTCCTACGAGGCTCAAAGTCGGTAATAGTTCTAAATGTGGGGATCGTTGGATCTCCAGTTCCCGGCCTATCCCAGGAAAAGTTTCCCAGAGCGTCCCAATCGTAAGCTTGCATGTAGTCCCACGAGTAAAAGCGCTCATAACCAACTATGTAAACGTTAGTTCTTACTTGTCCAACTGCAGAAACGTCAACACCCCACCAGTACAATCTTTTGTATTCGGCCGGCGTCAAGAAGTCATAGATTTTTGTGCGTAGTACACATTGAAACTGTTCTGAACCCTGAGAGGTAGATGGCTTGTTTTCGATAAAGTAGATTTTCCATTTGCCAGAAGTATTTGACCCGGATACGGCATAGGCAACTTCGTTTTCTAGAACTTCATCATTTAAGCGATCACGCTGCTTGTAAATGGCTGCGTAGGTTTCAGATTCCCAAATACTCCAAGTTCCGGTTTCTAGGTTTAACACGTAAACTTTACCGCTAAACCAAACAATAGCTCGCTCGCCAAAAACTGATACAGCAAAACTTTTTTTCCAAGGCCCAGTTGCAGTATCAAATACTACTTTTTGAGCGTTTAATGGGCTGTATGAATCGTTCATAAACTTGTAAAGAATTTGATCGTGGAGTACAACATAGCCATTCTGATAGTTAGCAACACAGTCAGGATTTTCGGCTCCAATACCCTGTTGAATTAGAGAAATCACGCCTTCCTCAACTAATGCACTGTAAGTTAAGCTGTAAGTTGATTTGCTCTTAAAAATAATAATCTTGCTGTAGTCAGCAAGTACGTAGCTAATTCGCTGTCCGTCACCGCGACCAATATTAAATACTGAGTCAGCGTTCCAATTGTAGACACCCAGAGGTTCCGCTAGCGTGATAATGTCACTAAAATAAAGCTTTGTTTGATTAGCTGTATCGGCAAGACCCCAGCCAAAAAACCTATCTCTAAAAATCATTAGCCCATCTAGTGCCGGCATTGTTGTTATGTTTGTGCCACCGCCGGCAACAGTCCAACGTCTACCGCCAGTACTTGCTTTGCAAAAAACAGCTTCGTCGTTATATTGGACAAAGCCAGTTGCTTTAAAGGCCCATATTTCTACCCAGCTAGGACTAACGGCCTGAAGATCATATGACCAGGTTTTAGCGTCGGAAGTTGCAATTAGGTACCTGCTACCGTTTGCTGGCAAATAGTAACCAAGAATATCTGTGTATTGCCCATTTACGGGGGCAGGAATACCGCTGTCGTAGATAGCAGGTCTAGAGATCAAAGCACCGTTAGGTGAAAAATCCATGTTTTGCAGAAATGGAACTTCATTGTCAGCAATTGATCCCGGGTCCCAGTAGTTGTTTAGACCACCAGAAAAATCAGTAAGCGCTACAGAGCGCTCTCTTACTAGTTCAGACAAGGTAATCGTCCGGATCTGCCATTACCTGAGGATACTTCGAGATCTGAGAAGTATTTTCCTTTAGGTACTGACGGTCAAGGCCTTCCCTGAACTGTCCTCTCTTTATTTCTGCTGCGTTAAAATTCTCATCCATTTCAAGTGCATTTGCCATTACGTAAGAGACGAGTTCATTTAAGTAGCGATCTGGGATGCTTAGTAAAAATGCTGAGCCTATTGCAGTAATAGGCAAAGGCTGCTTTACATATTCCATTTTTAGGCCATTTGTAAAGGCTTTTTGTGGAGTTGGGTAAAGAGTAATAATACCAGCACGTTCTTGCCATATGTTAGGAATGTCTGCTTTGGCAATGAGGTTTGGGTCTTCTTTAAGAATGTACTCTCTAAATTCTTGAGGAGTGGCATTTCTTACAGGACGCCCATCAATGTAAAGAGCTTCAATATACTGCACTCGATCAGCTGGAAAGCTGTAGTCAGATTGTCCCGCAACAATGTTAGCAAAGCGGGTGTCCTTCAAAATTGCGTTATTATTTACGATTTCTTGCTGTCCGTCATTAATCCATCTAATAATCATGGGGTCAGTAAGCTGAGATCCAGAAGTGTCGCCAAAAGAATTTTTTACGCGGTCAGCCACATCCTGAGTTGTTCTAGTAAATGTTTCTGCAGGCATTATTTACGCAAGACCTTTCCATTGTGGCGGTATTCGTGCTTTTTAGACTTGACAACGGATTTCATCATGTCTTTCTTTTCGTCCATCCATTCAAGCTCACGCTTGGCTTTCATGGCAGCTTCTGCCATTTCAAGAATTTTTAATTTATTGACTTTTGAGTTGGCGTCTTGCATATTGTTCTCTACAAGCCATGCAACAAGTCTTTGGTCAACCTCAGACGGCTGAATGTACCTAATTATGTAGGGTGGAAGCATGTGGGGCTCGTCTACTAGTACAAAAGGGCGCTCTGGGTCAAATGCCGGGTGAAGTGAGTCCATCTGAATTAGTCTCACTGTTGGAAATAGGTCAGAGATAACCTCAGCGACCCGGCGGTGGTCTGTTGAATAAAGACCGTCGATCTTATCAAATTCAATATATGACATTATGTCTCCTGTGTTAAAACCCGTAGGGACCAGGTGAGACGGGGGCCTGATCCCTACGGGCAGTTATTCGCTTTTTACTTCTCGGTGATGTTAGATAGTACCGCGTGTGCGTTTCTGCGGTAGGTACCTAGCTGAGAGTACTGGTAGTAGCGAGCTTCGTAGGCGTCTGTGTCTGCAACGCGGGACCACATTGATCCATCGCGGTCCATCCAAGACCAGTCCTTCTTGCGGTTTACAACGATTTCCTTGCTTGATAGAGCGTACAAGGTGTTTGGTGGAGCTGCGTAGTCCGATACGAACTTGATTGGCTTGCCAACCGCGTCGAACGAGAATGCACGCTGACCACCCTCAAGGGTTGCACCGTTAGTAAACTGACGCAGACCCTGTAGAAGATCCCAGTAAGCGTTAAACACACCAGGGGATGCCAACATTACGTCAACGTCACCGCCCTGCTTGTCAACCTTCTGTACTAGGTTAATCAGTGCCAACTCGGTTAGGGTACCGGTTGCAGTTCCTGGTGTTCCAAGAGCTACTTCGGTTGCCTTCCAAATTGGGTAGGTTGTTGGGTCGATGTCGTGTAGAGTACCAGAGGCCTTTACGATTGCACCTAGACCAGTCCACTCCTTACCAAAGGAGTTTACTCCGTTGGATGAGCGAACTATAAAGTCGCCAGCGTTGATGTTTGTGCCGAAGGTTCCAAGAGTACCTGATACAGTAATCTGCTTGGTAGTTTCGTTGACTCCAGTAATTTCAAGAGTTGATGCTGCGCCGCCCTGCTGCTTTACACCAGTTGCTGGATCAACCACGTCAAAGGTCATTCCGACCTGTAGGAAGTGGGTTGAGTCAACTCCTAGGATTCCAGCGTCTTGGCCTGTAACTACTGCCAATTTGCCTGTGCCATTTCCGTAAACCTGACGGTTTAGGTCGTTAGCTAGGTCTTTTCTTAGACCGTTGATTTCGTTGTCAACAACGTTGATGAAGGACTGGTAGTCCTCTGAAGCCTGCTCGAATAGCTGACCGTCAACCTCGATGGATCCGTATAGGTTGGTTAGGTATAGGTGAGCTTGCTTGTACTTCTGAGCTCCGGCTACTGGTAGCTTCTCGCGAACGCCACGTGCACCGATTCCCTGGTTACGTCCGATGTGAGTATCGAAAATAACTTCTTTACCATTTCTGGTGATGTTGGCTGATGAAGCCTCAATGAGCTGCAGTGCTGGGTTCTTGTCACGTAGCTGCTCGTGGAGGTCTCCATAAACCAACTTAATTGCTTCTGACGCAAAAGTCAGAATTGACTGTCCTGCCATGTAAATGACTCCTAAGTTGTGTTTTTATGGATAGATTAAATAGCGATTTACGCTTAAGTCCCTTGCCCTGACCCCTTTGGGGCTGTACGTGTAGACACATTTAGGATACCACAAATAGCCAAATAAAAAGAAACCGGCCCTGACCTATTAATAGGCGGGCCAGTTATTTAATCTTTTTTAGATACCGTTTTGTCTGACTTTTAGCTCTCGCTCAAACATCTCAGAAAGCATTGCCTTCTTAGCCTTTTCGTCCTTGGGAATTGTAACTGACTCGAAAGGCACTCCACCGGATGAACCAACTACGATAGGGGCATCTAGTCCAGTTGCATCTGCAACACCGAGTTTCTTAAAGCCTACACCTGTAATGCTTACTAGTTTCTTTGCAGCATCGATTACTGACATGTCTTGACCTCTAGCAATAGCTGACTCCATTAGTTCGATAATGGCCTGCTCCTGCTGATCAGTTACCTGATAGACATCCCTTAAACCTGATAGTTCAGCTTCAATAATTTCGTACTCTTCAGCTGTTTGACGCTCAAAGTCCTGCTCTGAAAGCTGGTTCTGCAACTCTTCAAGCTTTGCATCCCGGGCAGCAAGTTCCTTCTGAAGCTTTGGAGAAAGCTCAGACTCTTCGTAGAAGTCCTCGTCTTCCATGATCTCAGCAGCAGCTTCTTCAGCTTGCTCTTTGATCAAACCCTGTGCCATAAGAGCCCGTGTTAGGTTCTCGTGGATTGTTACAGGATCCTCTGAAATAGCTTTAGCTAACTGAATGCTCTGATTAATGTAATCAGGATCAACATTGTTGTCTAAAAAGTCTTTGTATGGCGAGAACTTTTCCATTTGCTGCTGGTAATACTTGTCCTGCTCCTGTAGGTGCGGAAGTACCTTTTGGTGCCAAGCTTCTGGCAACTCAGCTAGAAGCTTCTCATGTGCCGGGTGTGCTTTGTAAGGCTCATTGGCCGAAGCCTCAGGGCTTTTAAGATCAGGTGTTTCGACCTCAGGTGTTTCTAGACTTAGATCGTCTAGGGTTGTTTCCTCGTTTGACATGCGTCTCCTATCCTAGTTGTTCTTCAGTCATCCCTGACTGCTCTGGCATTTCACCAGCCGGGGCCGGCTGATCTGCCGGTGCTCCTATTTGCTGCTCTGGACCCATTGTACCCATTTGTGCCATCTGCATTTGACGCTGCATCAACGCAACTTCGTGGGCCTGAATGTGCTTCTGGAACTCCGCCTTGACTTCTTCAGGAAGCAAGTCGAATGACTGACTCTTGCGGAATCTGTTGTGAACCTCGATGTGGACAGCGTGGTTGTCGTAGTCGTGAGCTCCAACAACAGCAGGTGGATCCATAGGAATAGGTGTACCAGTTTCCTCTTCTGATCCCGGGATAAACTTGTCCTCGTCGCCACGGTCGATACCAGCTTGCCATTCGGCGTAGTACTGTTCGATTTGTTCTGGAGCTAGCTTCTTCATCATCAAGTTCTCGCGCTGAGCCTGGTTCTCGTCGATCTTGATTAGGTTGTAGTACTGCTTGAGCATACCCATCTCTAGAACGCGTAGACCATCCTGTGGAGAAATGAAGCCCATCTTCATCCATTCGGTGATCAATGCCTGGCGTGCAGACTTTGATGTAGGTAGTGCTGAGCCTGACTCGATACGAATATCCGTACCAGATGCAATGTCCGCACCAGACAACATTAGCGCGTCAAATGATCCATCTGTACCGACAGTCTTAATCAAGCGATCACTCTGTACGTACTGGACAAATAGGCTAAGGGCCTGCCTTGCTAGTTTCTCTAGTGCAGCTTCAATGCTGTTAAAGATCGTAGTGAGATAAGCGTCGTCTCTTTCACCAAGATAAGCAATAGCAGTAGCAGCAGTTACACCAGGAGCCGAGTCGCCACGGCTGATCTGGTGCTGACCGGATAGGTCTTCAAAGTCGGTCTGAAGCTGCTGGATCTCTTGGATCACGTAGCTTGGGATTGCCTGAATAGGGACAGGAGTTGGGTACTGGAAGCCAGGTCTAACTGGAATCCACAAACCTGCTTTAGCTGTGATGCGCTTAGGATCAACTGAGCCTTCTGCATACATCATCTGTGGCTTAGACATTAGGTTTTTGGCGTGAATAATCTGGGAGCGAGTTCTGTTGTATTCGCGCTGTAGTGGAATCAAGTTCTTTATTACGGATCGACGGTAGAACTTACCGTTCTGGATACCGTGAAGGTGAGCAATCGGGTACTGGCCGTGAGCATAAGGGATGCCATTTTCTGAGTACTGTACAATCTCGTTGTCTACGATTGTAACTAGACCACCCTTTGGTAGTCCTGGCACGCTGTTTGGCTTTGCCCACATTTCAATAACAAGTACCATGTCAGGGCGTGCGCTGTCGACACCACGAAGATCCATAAGCGCAGCTTCCTGAATGTCGCTGGCGCTAACCTTTGTTGGAGTGAAGTCCTTAGGTAGCACGTTCTTAAAAGCAGACTTGACCCACATCTCGGTCTTTGTGTACACGTTAAAGATGTAAGGCTGCTCTTCTATGTCCTCTTGAGCTAGGTCAGGAACAAACACGTGGAAGGGGGAGATCGCTTCAAAACGCACGTCTCCCATTGCGCTAACTTCTTGGATGACTTTCTTTTCGCCAGTCAGCTCATCCATTTCAGTTCTAGGAGTTTTAATTTCTACAGTGGAATCCCACATTGCTTTAATAAATCCATTACCACAAATAGCTCTCCAGAACTCTGCCTTCTGTAGGATCTGAGTTTGAAAATTGTTCTTGTCATAAACTGACTGCCAAACCTGCTCGGCTGCAGTTGCTGCCAATAGGTCATCGTCATCGTTAGACGCAGGAACCACGGAAGCAGATGGCTGGCCAGATGTTGTCTTTGCAATTTCTGTACGTACGGCAGGCTCAATGCGGTTAACGGTAATACGAGGAAGGCCTGAAGGGTTTGGCTCTTCTGATAGACCCTGCCGGCCGTTGATGGTTGCCCAAGAGTGGTACTGCTGACCGTTGTAAAAAGCTAGCTGTAAGTACCAGTCGTTTTCTTCAGTACGGCGATTGATCCTGCACTTTTCGTATTCGGACTTCATCCAAGCAACAAGCTTCTTTGCTTCTTCTCTTTTCTTAAACTTGTTTAGAACGCTGTCGTCTACAAGTTCAGAGTCCTTAATCACAGGAACCTTCTCGACCATTGCAAGGTCGGGCCCTGCTTGAGCGATCTCATCTAGTGGGTTAACTGCCACTTTAGTCCTCTATGTCCTCTTGCGGTATTTTCCAAAGCGCGTCCATACGTGCTTCAGTATTAAATAATTCCTGGTATTCTTCGCCAGTTATATACGGTCCATTATACACGGAAGTGTCCATTGGTTCTGGTGTTACAGCAGCTACCATTTGGTAGGCAATTGGGTCTTTACTGCTCAGCAGATTCAGTGCTTGGCTCAGAAGTTTTTGCTGATCCTTTGCTGCTCTTCTTTGTAGATCCAGTGACTCCCTCAGTGCTTCCAGCGTTGGCTTTAGAACTTTCAGGTTGAACAGGCTTACCAGGAATAGTGACACTAGCAAGGTTAGTGACAAAGTTACCGAGTAAAGAAGTGATGTCATGAGTTAGCTCCTTTATTAGCTTTGGTGCAGCCTGAATTTGGCTGTTCATAGTTTCAATTTTAGTAGTTAGATCGTCAGCTGTCTTTTTGTGGACAGCCTCAAGTACAAAGCCAGCGAACAAAGCTAGGTCTTGTAAGCAAGTGTCGCAAAGGTAAGCGCCACGGTTGGTTCCGCTGATCATGCCTAAATCCCAAAGGTTGTTTACGCTTGAGCAAGCAAGGCAAACGCCTGGGTATGGAGCGCCAGCCTGATAAAAGCGGTAGCTCTTGTTAAATATGTTCATTATTGTCCTTCCAGAGACCTTACGTCCGAGGCACCTTTCCAGCTGGATCCCCAGTCGTCGCTGTCATCAACGTCTCCCAGAGGTACCACAGGTGAAAATGCATCAGAAAAAGCATTGTGAAACTGTGTTCTGTCCGTAGGCAACTCAGTGTTGTTTGGCGCTAGATCTGCCATAAACGTCATTGCGTACTTAAGAGCATCATAGCAGTGGTTGTCCCTGTCTCGGATATCTTCTAGCTTGTTATTTTGCTCTGCTACCTTAACACTAGCCCATTTCTTCCATTTGAGCTTAGGCAACTCAGCAATTAGATGGGGGCAATCGTCCGTGATCATCAGGTGGGGGCGCTTGCTTTTAGCGTTAAACTTCATGTATTGGCGGATCCTCTCAAGCCCGATTCGCCTGTCAGTCGGGATCATGTCTACGGCAATGAAGATCCCGTGCTTCTGGTACTCCTGCAATATGGAGGTACCGGTGTGCTCCTTGGTCTGCTTGATTGCCGGATCACCCGTGGTTAGCCAGACCTTTGTGCCTGCCTCGCGCTCTACTTCCTTAGTAATCTTGTTAACTACAGCAGCGTGCTCAGCCACGTTTAGCTTGGCTTGGTAGTGTTCCCTAAAGACCGTAACGTTGTTGTGCTCATCCACAGCGATCCATAGCCAAACCGTAGGGTTGGTATAGCCAGAATCCATAGTGCGGATAATACGATGCTCCGGGCCAGGGACAAACTGCCCCTTAGGGATACAGTGAGTATTGGGGTTAAAGTCCGGAAACACAGCGCCACCAAGGTGAACGTACTGGCCTTTGCTACGAATGATCCGCTCTTCTTCCGGCAGCATATCTAGGAACTTAGCAATAGCCTCACGGGACAGAGTTGGGTTGTCAGCCATCTCAGCCTCAACAATACCAATTGGCTTTTTACCTTCTTTAGCTGGGATGTAGATGTCATCAAAGATCCATTCCATACCCTGCACCGGGGTCTGAGACATCCACCAAACACCATCCGTGTCAACCAGACGAGCAAGACACTCTTGGAATACTGACTTAGGGCACTCCTCGTCAAAGTGTACAAAGTGCCTGGAGGATCCGGCAAACTTGTCTAGATCCTGATCTTGAGACATGAACTCTACAAAGGAGCCATTATTTAGGGTAAGCAAGTGGCGCTCGCGGGAGTAGCTCTGCTCCCAAGATCCGTTAATTAAATAGGTCTTTGGTAGCCATTGCTTGTAAAGCGGAAGAATGATTTTGTCCACACCGTTTAGAAAGTCAACGGCAACAACTCGTCCTCGTATGGGCCCCTTGGGGGTCTCGCGAAACGGATGTGAATGGGTAAGCCACCATATTGCTTCGACAGTAGAGCCAAGTGACTTGCCAGATCGGTTTCCTCCGATATAGAGTCGATCAGGATTTTTATCAAGGTGGAAGAGTCGTTGCTTTTCACTAGGTATGTAATCGTATAGATTTGGCTGATGCGACGCTTCTTGGAGACCTTCACCAAGCCTCCTGAGCGCTTCTGAAAAATCAATATCGTCTCTAGCCATGAATCAATCTTACCAAATTGGCAAGAGTAAGTCGGACGAGCGTCCGATCGGTTGTCTCTAGGTTTGTCCTTAATTTGATTAAATCCCCCAAGGTAGCGTAAGCCCACCATTCGCCGGCTCGGGGGTACCCAACACCAGGGCGCTGAGTAACAAGAAAACCAAACTTGCCATCAGCGTTAATCTTTTCAGTCTCGGCTTCTTCATACCACTTTTCAATCTGTCCTAGTGAAGCTTCCTTGGCAGACTTCCCGCCCTTGATCTCAAATACAATAAGACCGTAGCTTTCGCGAAGCCAAACATCGCCTTCATCATCTTGTCCCTTCAGAACGTTTCGGTGAGCTGCCAGCGGGCTATATCCCACGGATAGCAGGTAGTTCCTTACAGCCGTCTCGGCTCGAGTGCCAATCTGTTTAGCTTTGCTCATTTGAGTCTCCCTGCCGTATACTAATTGTATGGTGTCTTCGTCTTCATTCTATGGTCCACAAGAGACCGATGCGGCAATTGTTAACTCTTTTCATCTTAGCTCTGATGTTGATAAAAGTGCTATTTCTCAGCACCACACACTGGGAATCCAAGGAACTCAGGCCAGCCCAGGAGATCACAACCACGACGGCAAAAGCTCCAGGAAGATCGAGCTAAGCAATTTAACTGGCAACTCAATCCCATTTACCGTAGTAAAGGGTACTACTGGCACTCAGCTGACCTTTAACGGAGCCCCTCTATTTACTGGTAGTTACACCCGTTGGGGAAACATGTGTCATTTCCAGATTGACGTGGACATGGACAACATCACCAATTTTGGAACTGGGGAATATTATGTGGATCTGCCATTCAATGCTTCACACCCTTACCAATTTAGAGACGGGTGCTTGCATGATATAAGCACTGGGAGAAATTACTCGATTTCTGGTCACGTTGCAATAGGACAAAAAAGACTCTATTTATTTACTACCGATTCTCAAGGCAACAGGGCTTTTGATGCTGCCTTTACCTCTACCGTGCCAGTAACTTTAGCTGTAGCTGACAATTTTCACATCGCAGGAACATACGAAATACAACAGTAATAGTGTAGAATAAGCACTATGCCTGCTATAACCTCAATTAGATTTCGTAGAGGCACTGCTGCCCAATGGGCTTCCACTAACCCAGTTCTTTCTGCTGGCGAAATGGGACTCGAAACCGATACCCGTAAGTTTAAATTCGGTAATGGAACGCTGCAGTGGAACTCTATCTCTTACGCCTCTGCCGTTGGCACTAAAGGCGAGGGTTTCCTTATTTCCGAAACAGCGCCTGTTGGGCCTGACATCGGTGACGTATGGTACTGCAATGACACTACTGGAGATCTAGCCGGCAGGTCATTCATCCGCTATGACGGATACTGGGTTGAGATAAACCCTGGAACTCTAGGCCCTAAAGGCGACACAGGTACTATTGCAGTAGGTACAGTAACTACTGGATCGCCTGGATCTAGCGCAACGATCACTAACGTTGGAACCGCCTCTAGCGCGACCCTAAACTTTGCAATCCCCCGCGGTGACGTTGGTGCCACTGGTGCCACTGGATCAACGGGATCAACTGGTGCAGCTGCAACTATCGCAGTTGGAACTACGACTACTGGTGCAGCTGGCTCAAGCGCAATAGTTGCTAACTCCGGAACTAGCGGAGCAGCAGTATTTAACTTTACAATTCCGCAGGGTGCGACTGGCGCGACTGGCGCGACAGGTTCAACAGGACCTGCAAACGTACTTAGCGTTTCCGGTACGACAACAGGAGCAGCAGGCTCTAGCGCATCTGTAACCGTATCTGGAACATCACCAACTCAGTCACTCGCCTTCACAATTCCTCGTGGCGACACAGGTGCAACTGGTTCAACTGGATCAACCGGTGCTGCTGGCGCTGCAGCGACTATTGCTGTTGGTACAACCACAACAGGAGCAGCTGGATCTAGCGCTAGCGTTACAAACTCTGGAACTAGCTCAGCTGCCGTATTTGACTTTACAGTCCCAGCTGGAGCAACCGGAGCAACCGGAGCAACTGGTGCAACTGGATCAACTGGTTCAACTGGAGCTCAGGGCCCATCTGGTGTTATCGCTGTAACTTCTCCAATCACTAACTCTGGTACATCTACTTCTGCCACCATTGGCATTGACCAGACTTTGCTTGCAATCAACATGAAGCAGGTTGCAACTACCGTCAGCGACAAGGCTTCTGGCTACACAATTCTTGCTACCGACGAGAACAGTTTTATTAGATCTACTTCAGCAACTGCCGTGACAATGACAATCGCTAACGTACTTGCTATTGGTGAGTCAGTGCAGTTTATTCAATTTGGTGCTGGGCAGATCACCTTTGCAGCAAGCGCAGGTGCTACACTTCGCAGCGTTGACAACAAGTTGAAATCAAACAAGCAATACTCAGTTGTTGCAATCACTTGCGTTGCATCCGGAGAGTACCTAGTAACTGGCGACGTAGCGGCGTAAGGATTAAATAATGGCAACCATTGATTTCCCAAACAGCCCGGCTGTAGATTCCGTATTTACCGCTGGTAACTCTTCGTACAAGTGGACCGGTACTGCTTGGGTTAGCAACAACCTAGGCCAGATTGACGCAACAGAAGTTGTTGGGCTAGCTGACTACGTAAGAACTTTACCAACTCAGATCTCTAGCAAGACTGCCAACTACACCCTTGTAGCTGGCGATACTAACGATCTGATTCAAGCTAATGGAACTTTTACCATTACAGTGCCAGCTAGCACTATCCCTGCTGGAACTAGAGTTGACGTTGTAAACACTGGAACTGGTGTCATTACTTTTGCTGGTAGCGGGCTGACGATCAGTAGTAAGGACAGCAAAGTAACTATTAACAAGCAGTTTGCTGGCGCTACTTTATTCTTTACTTCAACGACAACAGCATTGCTGATTGGAGAAATTGCCTAATGCTTATACCTTTAGGAATTCTTGCTGGTGGGGGTGTAGCAGATACGAGCTTTGAGCTAATCTCTACTGCTTTTGGCACAGGCTCGTCAGGAGTCATTGACTTTACCTCTATCCCTGCAACTTACAAACACTTGCAAATAAGATACACAGCTAAAAACTCATCGAGTGCTACACAAATGAACATCACAATGAACGGAATTACCTCTGGTGTTTACATTAGGCATAGCTTGCTTGGTAATGGTTCTGCAGTTAGCGCAACAGCCAGCTCAACTTCCCAAACGGCAATTCAGCTAGTCGAGTCAATGTCTAATAGCGGTGAGGCTAACACTGTAAACGCTGGGGTAATTGACATTTTGGATTACAGCAGCACATCAAAGAACAAAACCATCAGAGCTTTGTATGGTATGGCAGACAACATAAACAGGATTTACTTGTCGAGTGGTCTTTACAATCAAACTACTGCTGTTTCATCTTTGACTCTGACCGCTTCCGCTAATAACTTTGCTGCTCTTAGTCGCTTCTCTCTCTACGGAATAAAGGGATAACAATGCCAACGCCTACTTACACACCCCTAGCTACTGTGACTCTTGGTTCATCAGCAGCTTCCGTCACCTTTTCTTCTATTCCAGCAACTTACCGAGATTTGATTTTTGTTTTATCAGGAGTAGTTTCGGCTGGTGCCGGTGAAGTCATAAGAGTAAATTTCAACGGCGATACAACATCTGGAAACTACTCTGCTGTTTTTGCTAATGGAGATGGCTCAAATACTGCTTCAGGAACTGAGGCAAGACGATTTGGACTTATGTACGCTAGCCGCTCTCAGACGGTTGCCAGCTTTATGGATTACTCAGCAACAGACAAACATAAGACCTACTTATCAAGAACAGGTGGAGCCTCTAATGCTTTTGAAATGATTGCTGGTCGTTGGGCTAACACAGCAGCCATTACATCCTTCCGAGTGTTTCCAGACGCTAACGGGTTTGCTTCTGGTAGCACACTTAGCCTTTATGGAGTAATCGCCTAATGAAACTCATAGAATCTAAAACCCTAGCTTCTGCTGCCGCGCAGATCGAGTTCACAGCTATTCCTTCTACTTTTACTGATTTGATTATTCTGTGTTCTTTACGCTCTACCAGCACAGACGCTTATGTAAACATCAACCTTGGATTCAACTCAAACACAGCCAATTTTACCGCTCGCTGGTTGTATGGTTTGGGTTCAGGTGGCACTGGTTCTGCCAGCTCACTAGTTCGATACGCTGGTGACCTAAATACCGCAAATGATACAGCAAATAAATTTAGCAACAGCAGTATTTACATTCCTAATTACACAGGCAGCACACACAGCAAATCATTTAGCACAGACTCTGTTAGAGAAACAAACGCCTCAGCTAACGCTAGTGCCATTAGTGCTGGACTTTGGAATGATACAGCTGCTATAACATCAGTCCAATTAGATTCCTCTGACGGAAACTTTGTAGTCGGCTCAACTATTTCCTTATACGGCGTTCTAAAAGGCTCTGACGGAATAGTCACCACCTCATAACAAGAAAGAAAAAAAATGACAGAAATCCTAACCAAGCTAGTAGTGGACTGCTCAACAGGCGAAGCAACAACAGTACCTCTAACAACCGAGGAACTAGCACAGCGAGAAACTGACCGCCTAGCTTACGAAGCTCAGGAAGCAGCTCGCAAGGCTGCCGAGGCTGATCTGAAGGCGCTAAAGGACAGCGCTAGGGCCAAGCTAGTAGCCGGTGAGCCGCTAACTGAAGCTGAAGCAGCGACTTTAGTAATCTAGCGACACGCTGGACAAGATCCAGGCTTA